AAACGCTGTTAAGTATCTCTGGCGTGCCGACTTAAAACACAAGGGAGATGGTGGTATTGAGGATCTTAGAAAGGCCAGATTCTATATTGAGAGGGAGATCAACAACCGAATGAACTCAGCTTATGACGAAAGGTTTGATGATGGATTGGATGACGTGTTTGACAAGGTAGAGACTAGGTAAGCATGACGAGATCGCTTTACAAAATCACCGAGCCATCAGTAATCAGCTTCAGTGGCGGGAGAACGTCTGCCTACATGCTGTGGAAAATACTTGAGGCTCACGATGGTCAACTGCCTGAGTTCGCCAAGGTTTGTTTTGCGAATACTGGCAAAGAAATGCCGGAAACACTCGATTTTGTTAGAGATTGTGGTGAGAAGTGGGGCGTTGATATTATCTGGCTGGAAAGGTTCGCAAGAGAGGCGAGAGAGGACGAGAAAAACAAATACGTTTATGAAACCCGACTTGTTGATTATGAGTCAGCCAGCAGAAATGGCGAGCCGTTTAGTGCGTTGGTCAAGGCAAGACGATATGCCCCAAATCCAGTGGCGAGATTTTGTACTGCGGATTTAAAGATAAGGGCTATCAAAGAGTATTTAATTGATTCGTGTGGTTTTGAAACACCTTATGTTGCTTATATCGGTATTCGTGGTGACGAGCCAAGACGGGCGGTCAAAATGAATGGCACAGTGGAGTCAGGACAAGAGAGATATTTACCATTGTATTTGGACGGGGTGACAGCGCAAGACGTTTGTGATTTTTGGAACGCACAGGATTTTGATTTAGATTTGCCCAACAACAACGGGGTTACCGACTGGGGTAATTGTGATTTGTGTTTTCTAAAAGGATATGGCAAGAAACAAAGCATTATCCAAGCAAGACCAGATTTAGCTGATTGGTGGATTGAAACCGAGGAGTCGCTTAGTACCGATGTTGGCAAGGCGGCTTTTTTTAGGAAGGACTCACCAAGCTACGCACAGATGAAACAAATAGCGATAGAGCAAACTCCAATGTTTGGATTTGACGACACAACCATTCCTTGTTTTTGTGGTGATTAGATGAAAGTTGATCTAAAAATTACCAAGAAGTTTCAGCCGTTCCTGGAGCCACAGCGCTATAAAGTGGTTTTTGGGGGCAGGGGCAGTGGAAAGTCCTGGTCCATCGCACAGATGCTTGTGCTTAAAGCCTGGCAGAAGCCCGTGAGGATACTGTGTGCGCGTGAAATACAGAGATCTATATCAGATTCAGTCTTACAGTTGTTGGCCGACACAATCGAGCGTATGGGCCTGGGCGAATACTTTGATGTACAAAAGACTCAGATCGTTGGGACCAATGGCTCTCGCTTTATTTTTGAGGGCATGAGATCCAATATAACCAAAGTTAAATCGATGGAAGGATTGGACATTGCCTGGGTTGAGGAGGCCGAGTCAGTGACCTACTCATCGTGGGAAACCCTGGTGCCGACCTTGAGAAAGAAAGGCTCAGAGATCTGGGTCTCGTTTAACCCAAACGACGAGATGGATGATACCTATCAGCGTTTCGTTGTGAACCCACCACCGGAGGCGTATGTTGAGAAAGTTAACTATTCAGACAATCCTTGGTTTCCTCGAGAATTGGAGAAAGAAAGGATCCATCTTAAACAAAAGAACGTCGATCTATATAACCATGTCTGGGAGGGCGAGGTCCTTTCTAACAGAGACGGCGCGTACTTTGCCAAGTTCATCAACGATGAGCAGATTATGGAGTTTGCTATCGAGCCTGGTGTACCTGTTGATACATATTTTGACTTGGGTATTAGTGATAGCACTGCAATTTGGTTTGTTCAGCGTGTTGGTCGGGAGATCCGTGTGGTCCATAGCTATGAAAATCAAGGCGAGGGTCTGGCGTTCTATGTGAACTACCTTCATGAGTTTAGAACAAAGCACCAGTGTGTGCTGGGTCAGCATTACGCGCCACATGATATCCAAGTGAGAGAGTTGGGTACTGGTAAGTCCAGGTTAGAGACAGCTCGCAAGTTAGGTATTAACTTCAGGGTTGTGCCGAGGCTATCGATCGAGGATGGTATTCACGCGGTGAGGGCGATACTACCTAAGTGTTATTTTCATAAGACCAACTGTAAGGATGGACTCCAGGCATTAAAGCGTTATCGCAAAGAGTTTGACGAGAAGAAGGGTGTGTACAAGCCACATCCACTCCATGATTGGTCCAGCCATTACGCTGATGCCTTCAGGTATTTTGCGATCGCCTATCGTGAGAACAGAGTTGAGCATGGTGCGATACAGCCAAGGGCCAACCTACAGTGGTTGAGTGCGTGATGGATTACTATGTTGTGTACAGGGATAGAAGTTCCCTACATTTTTGGGACGTATTTACGTCAAAAGGTTTTAGACATTGTTCTGCTATTTGGTGGGACGGGTTTAACTGGATTTCAATGGACCATATCGCATGTAATATCGAAGTTGGAATTATGCCATACGGCAAAAAAGACGATGTTGTTCAGATACTAAAGGACGAGGGCTTTATCGTTCAAAAGGTTAAGCAGAGCGACAACGAGAGATTTATTTTTAGGGGGTGGATGACGTGCGTAACTGTGGTGAAGCATCTTCTGGGGATAAGGGCAGCATGGGTGGTGACACCCAAACAATTATTTAATTATTTAGAAAGGAGAAAGCAATGAAACATCTATTACCCGTCTTTAACCGTGAGTGGTTTGAGGACAAGTTTAGTTTCCATTTTAGAAGCAAGTCTGTGACTACCACACCAGCCCAGCCCAAGAAGTCAGAGGCCGAGGTTAGGGCGGATGCCAACCGCAACAGAAGCCTAAGAGCGGAGCAGTATCAAGAAAAGAAAAACATGTCTGCCGGCAAGCGCCGCAGAAGGGGTCGTTCACTATTAACTTGGAAGAAGGACGAGAAAGGAATTTCAGACACACTGGGGTAAATTATGCCAAGCTATAAAAAGAACCAGGACGGTGTTGAGGCGATCATTAAGCGCTACAACGTCGCCAAACAACACAGATCGTCTTGGGAGTCACATTGGAAGGAGTGCTATGAGTATGCGTTACCGCAAAGGGAGATATTTAACACTCATGCTGAAGGTGCTAAGAAGAACACGAGGGTATATGACTCGACGGCGCTTATAGGCACACAAAGGTTTGCGTCTCGCTTACAGTCAACGCTAATCCCGCCATTCAAGAAGTGGGCGAAGTTATCGGCTGGCACGGCAATCCCTAAACAGTATGCTAACAAGATTGATAAACAACTAGAGCAGGTGACCGATACTTTGTTTTCGTATATCAACACATCCAACCTAGCAACGGAGGCCAACGAGGCCTTCTTAGATCTTGCTGTAGGTACAGGTGCTTTGTTGTTGGACGAGGGCGAGGGCGATGAATTGCTGAAGTTTAGTGCTGTGCCACTCAAGGAGTTGATTGTTGAGGATGGGCCACAGGGAACTATCGAGACAGTCTTTAGGGAACACGCCCACCCAGCAAGAAACATCAAGCAGGTGTGGAAGAAGGCCAAATGCTCTGAGAACGTCAAGTCTTTGCTTCAAGAAAAGCCAGACGAATTGGTTGAGCTGATCGAGGCGACAATCTACAACCACAAGAAGAAGGTTTACGAGTATGTGATCATCGAGGCAGCAACCAAGCACGTTGTGTTTGAGGACTACTTTGAGACATCACCCTGGATCGTCTTTAGATGGTCGAAGGTGGCAGGTGAGCGCTACGGTCGTGGACCAGTGATGACCGCATTGCCTGATATCAAAACGGCCAATGAGGTTGTTCGCTATGTTTTAAAGAATGCCGAGAAAGAGATAGCCGGCGTTTATAAGGCTGTGGACGACGGTGTGCTTAATCCTTGGACGATTAACATTCAACCTGGAGCTGTGGTACCTGTGGCAGCAGAGGGGTCTCTATCGCCTTTAGTGTCTGGTGGTAACTTTAACGTTTCTGAGTTGATCCTGGGTGATCTGCGTGACTCAATCAAGAAGGCGTTATTCCATGATCAGTTGGGGCCAGTATCTGGACCAACCAAGTCAGCGACAGAGGTTTCGATAAGACAACAAGAGTTAATGTCTGATATTGGCTCGTCGTTCGGTCGCCTACAGATGGAGTTTATCAATAAGCTAGTCAAGCGTGCTATCGATATCCTAACCAGGAACCAAAAGGTTGCGCCTATCAAGGTGGGCAATCAGGAGGTTGAGATCAAGGTTGTGTCACCACTAGCGCAACAACAAGACATGGACGAGGTCAACAAGATCGCCCAGTTTGTTCAGTTCGCTGGCATGGTAGGACCCGAGGCTTTAGAGATTGGTTTAGATCTTGAGGCTATTCCGGAGCATATCGCCAAACTGTTGGGTGTGGATCCAACGTTGGTACGTGATGCTGAAGAGAGGGCTGCGATAAAACAACAAATGCAACAACAGCAGGCGGAGGCACAGATGGCTGAAATGGCTATGAAGAACCCGCAGGCCGTTGAGCAGGTGGCGTCGCAACTTCAATGATGCGAAAACAGAAAGACTATGATGCAATGATCTCCAGGTTGTTCAAGACTCAAGACGGTAAAGAGATCTTAAAACATCTTGAGGATCGTTACATCAAGGCACCGGTATGTATTCCTGGCTCACCAGAGGGTCAGGGGTATTACCGTGAAGGGCAAAACAGCGTGATTCGCGCTATTCAGAACGCCATCGTTCGACAAGAACTTGGCGCGTACAAACAAGGAGACAACAATGAGTGAAGAGTCATTATTAAGTGATGCTCCCGTTGAGGAGACAACAACAGAGGAAACAACAGGAACTACCGAGGCAAGCACAGAAGCACCAGAGGGTTGGTTTCTTGCAGACGAGATCCAGGGTCAGGGTGACACACCTGAGTGGTTTAAGAACAACAAATACAAGACCGTGGCTGATCAGGCAAAGGCATACGCTGGCCTGGAGTCTAAGCTGGGTTCGTTTACCGGCGCACCAGAGGATGGCTACAAGATAGAAATGCCAGAGGGCGTAGAAGGTTCTTTTGCCGAGGACGATCCTTTGCTTGTTCAGTTCAACGAGTGGGCTAGTGAGGCGGGACTATCTCAGGAAGCACACAGCCAACTGTTGGGGGTCTATGTCAACAATATGGTGGAGAGCCAACCAAACATGGCGGACGAGATCAAAAAGATTGGTAAGGACGCACAACAAAGGCTTAACGATATTGGCGATTGGGCGAGGAACAATTTTAACGAGAGTGAGTATGGCTCTATTCAGCAAATAGCTACCACTGCTGATGGTTTTATGGTGTTAGAAAAGATGCGCTCGATGATGCGCGAAACACAAGTCTCTGCGCCAGACCACGCTAAACCGGTAAGCTCAATAAGCGAGGAAAAGCTGTACGAAATGGTGGCAGATCCGCGTTACGAAAGTTCGCCTTCGTTTAGAGCCGAGGTTGAGTCTAAGTTTAGAGATTACTTTGGATCTCAGCCGGCTAGTGAGGTTAGACAGTAGCGTCCATTGATACTTGTTTGGGGGTGTGGTTAGGAGCCTACCCCCTAATGGAATTAGCACTTAATAAAAACCATAAATGTTAAAATAACACACACGGACACTCTTATATCTAAGACCCGTATTGATAAGTTGAGGCGCTCTTATAAAGTGCTAGATTCAGCCCAATACGGACACCTGAATTGAAAGAAGAAAGTTTTTTTAATTTAGGAGAATAAAATGTCCGCAAGTTTAAGTTCTGCTGCAAGTAAGCAGTTTGATGCAGAGGTAAAGCACGCCTTTCAAGGTGCTGGCAAGCTAAGAGATACGGTGCGCGTTCGCACTGGTGTCGTTGGCGATACACACAACTTCCGTACAATGGGTAAAGGTTCAGCCGCTGCTCGTGGTACAAGTTCAGCCGATGTAACAGCAATGGGTGTAAGTCACTCAGTAGTTGCTGCTACTTTGGGCAACTATGTTGCGCCTGAGTACACCGACATCTTTGACGCTGTTGAGGTTAATTTTGACGAGCGCAGAGAGTTAGCGCAAACAATCGCTGGCGCTCTTGGTCGTAAGGTTGATCAATTGGTTATCGACGCTTTATCAGCAGGTACAACAATCGCTGATGGTGGTACAAACATGACTTTAGCTAAGATCACAGAGGCTTCTCGTGTTCTTTCTGATAACGGTGTACCTATGAGCGATCGTATTATGGCTTGCTCTCCACAGGCAATCGAGAAGATGATGAACGATTCTACTATCACATCTGCTGACTACAACGCATTGCGCGTTTTGATGGCTGGTGAGATCAACTCGTTCATGGGCTTCCAGTGGAAGATGATCGAAACTCGTACAGAGGGTGGTTTGGCTGTTGCCTCTAACATCCGTGACTGTTTCGCTTATCACAAGTCTGCTGTTGGTTTAGCGGTTGGCATTGACGTATCTACTGAAGTTAACTATGTACCTGAGAAGGTTTCTTGGTTATCACTAGGTAAGGTCAAGGCTGGTGCTGTAACTATCGACAACACTGGTGTTGTTAAAGTACAGATCGACGAGACTGCGTAACTAAGATAGGCCCCTGCCTCGGTGGGGGTCTTTTTTTTAAGGATTTTATGTCAGCAGTTAAAAACTACACAGCCATCGATCTAGCATCCAATGCCATGCTTTTGATTGGTGAAGAAACCATAGCATCCTTCACGGACGATTCAACGGCGGCATTAGTGGCCGCTAATTTATATGGGCCTACATTCGAGGCTCTATTGACCCAACATCCATGGAGATTTGCTTCCTCCAAGGCGACACTGTCGAGACTAACAGCAACACCCGTTAACCAGTGGGATTATGCCTACCAACTGCCAAGTGATTTCTTGGTGGCTCAACACGTTGATGCGGGCAACAACAACTACCAAATTTATGGCTCGAAGCTGTACAGTGATAAGACATCCATTGTGCTTGACTATACTTACAAGCCGGACGAGTCCCTTCTTCCAGCCTATTTTGCCGAAGTGTTAGAGTTTAAACTTGCCTCGGTTTTTGCGATTCCAATCACCGAGTCTGCGACCAAGGGAGAGTATTATGCTGCCCTGGCTAATAATGCGTTAACACGCGCAAGAACGATCGATTCTCAGGCAACCCCAACGATCACACCATCCGAGGGATCGCCGCTTATTAACGCGAGGTCGTAGTGGCAAGGGCCAGCGTATCACAAACTCAATTTACCGCAGGGGAATTGGATCCCAGGCTGGCAGCGCGTCATGACTATGACGGCTATTACAAGGGCGCTCAAACCCTGACCAACGTTATCTGTCTGGGACAGGGCGGGGTTAAAAGACGTCCAGGTATGCAATACATTGACAGCCTAAGTGACACAGATGTTCGCCTGATTACCTTTGAGTTTAACGTTACCCAAACCTACCTGCTGGTGTTTGCCAACACAAAGATGTATGTTTACAAGGACGGCGTTAAACAGACAAACCTAAACGGCTCCGGTAACGACTATATTACCACCCCCTACAGCGCCACAGAGATCAAAGAGATTAACTTTACACAGAGTGCCGACACACTGATCATCTGTCACAACAACCACGCCCCCAGAAAAGTTATGCGCTCCGGCTCACATACGGCGTGGACGATGTCAACGATCTCGTTTTCTTATTATCCAACCTATGATTTTAATGCCGATTACGATAGCTCGAGTTTTTCACCAGGTACTGGATGGGATAGTATAGGGTCCACCATATCAATCAGCAGTAGCCTGTCGATCGTAACCTCGGATCATGTGGGTGGTATGTTTGAGGGCAACGGCGGCGTGGTTCGCATCACCTCAACCAACTCTACTACAATCACAGGCACGGTAATAAAAGAGTTTATCAGTAATGACGCTATCAGTGGTGTGGATGCCTCACTGGAGGAGCCTGTGTGGTCAGCAACCCACGGCTATCCAGGCACGGTAACCTTCCACGAGTCACGCCTGTGGATGTCTAACTCAACGTCAAGACCGCAAACCCTATGGGGTTCGGTGATTGGTGAGTTCTTTAATTATGATCGCGGTGTGGGCGGTGACGACGAGGCCATCGACATTACCCTAGATACCGACCAGGTGAACGCGGTCTACCATCTTGTCTCAGGCAGGCACCTTCAAATATTCACTTCGGGTGGTGAATTCCATATTCCAGAGCGCCCGATAAAGCCAGCGAGTGTTTCTGTCTTGAGGCAAACTACGTTTGGGGTACTGAAAAAGGTACGCCCACTGAACGTGGATGGCGCAACGATGTTCATCCAAAGGAACGGCAAGCAGGTGCGTGAATTCTTGTTCACATATACTGAAAACTCCTATGTCTCCACAGAGGTAAATCTGCTTGCCCCTCATATCACATCAAATCCGGTGTCTATGGCAAGCCAGACCGGCGATGTGGAAAACGAGGGTAACTATCTATACATCGTCAACGGCGATGGCTCAATGGGAGTGTTTATCACCAACCGGGTGGAGAAGGTAATGGCCTGGACCAAGTTTACAACCGCAGGTGATATTAAGGATGTTGCTGTGGTTGAGGACATTGTTTACGTTTATGTGAAGCGCAACATTAACGGCTCTGATGTTTATCACATCGAGGCCCTAAACAACGACTATTACACCGACGCAGGGAAACAAATAACCAACTCGCCAGCGTCAACATCGGTCACCGGTATTGCCCACCTTAACGGTGAGTCGTGCCGTGTTCGTGGCGACGGTTCGGTGATGGACGATGCCACACCCTCGGGTGGATCTATAACCCTGAGTCGTGAGGCAAGCAGTGTCGAGGTTGGTATCAACTTTGATGTTGAGATCAAAACCATGCCGATAAATATAGCCCTACAGTCTGGACCAATCAACGCCAAACCAAGACGTATTTCAAGGGTTGCGGCACAACTACATCAGTCAAGTGGCGTTAAGATAAACAACAAGCCATTGCCGGTGCGTGGCTTTGGTACGGATGTTCTTGGCGCAGCACCCGACCTATTCACAGGCATTAAGACAATGCCTATTCTTGGCTATTCAAGGGATTCGCAGGTCTCAGTAACGCAGACCGACCCGCTACCATTAACGGTGCTGGGCTTAACAATGGAAGTACAGGTGACAGGATAATGCAGTTAATCGGAATAATGGCCCAACTGTCCGCCAGCCAAAAGGCCTCAGAGGCACACAGACAGGCTGGACAGGATCAGGCAAGGGCATACAGAGAGCAAGCAGAGCAGGCAGAGAGTTCGGCAAAGGATCGCGAACTTAAAAGGCTGATCAAGCTAAGAATGGCACAGGCAAGTCAGAGAGCGCACTGGGCCGCTGCTGGTGTGGATTCAACAACAGGATCGCCAGCAACGATTGCCTCCCGCTCTTACGAAATGTTTGAGTTAGAAGAGGGTGCTGACCTGATCAACACAAGACAACAGATTAGAAGCTTTAACAACTCGGCAGATGCTGCGATACGCTCTGGCAATATCAAGGCAAAGCACTCACTGCTAAGTGGCTATGCGAGCGCGGCACAGAATATTGCGGACTCGGGATCAAAGATGTTCACCTTATAGTTTATGGCATTTAAGACATACGAATTTAACCAAACAAGGCAAGTCCAAGCCCCAGACATGGGTTCGGCGCGTGCTTGGGAAACCCTAGCCAACACGATGGACAGCTTTGCCGCCCAGGCTTCAAGCATGACCCGCCATTTTCAAGCCAAGGAGGCTGAAGAGAAGAGAGCGCAGGCTGTGGCAAACAAGGCCACCATCAAGGCACATGTTGATAGCATGGAGGCCGAGGTTATTCAGTCCCTAAGACAGTCAAGCGTTGATCATGTGAACGACTTTGAGGCTTACACAGCCAGCGCCGAGGGTTTCAAAAAAGGTTGGCTTAAAAGCGAAGTTTTGGACTCCGTTCCAGGTATGCGTCAGGCGTTCGAGACGATGGTCAACAACAAGATCGTTCAGTACAGCGCAGACCCTTACAAAAACACCCAGGAAAAAGTTAAATCTGACAACGCGGCAAGCGCCCTTAATCTGGTTCGTGAGCAAATGGAGGATGTGGCCCACCAAGGAAGGAAGGCTATCGACTATTGGCATGAAAATGAGTCACACCTTGTCAACTGGGAAGATAACAAATCGTTGATAAAACACAAAGAAAATACCACAGAAAAGTACAACCAATTGCTGGCCTCTATTAACAACCTGGTTCTTGAGCATGACATGTCGGCCGAGAAGGCGTTTGAACTCCAGGAAGAACTTGAGACCAACTATGTGACGTCAGTCATGTTGTCGCATGTTAGCGTGCTAAGTGAGGCCCATGTTGGTGAGGCCGATGACGCCAAGGCGTGGGAGGATCTTCACTCTTTTGCAACAGCACCAAACAGATTTTTAAAGAAGAACAAGTACCTCAACTCTCTTATGCCCGAGGGTTATGTGATCAGTGATGATCAGAGGGAGAGTATTTACAAGGCCGTGCTTGATGTCTGGTCTGAGGATCAAAGACAACAAAAAGTATTGGACGACAAGATTGAAAAAGCCCACTTGGCAGATCAGGCCAACAAGGTCTCTGACTTTGTAACACGCATGGCCGAGGGTGACGAAACGGTCACTATTAATGTTTTAAATTACGCGAGAGACGATGGCGACATAAGCGACAAGGATTATCAAAGGCTTGTGGCAGATCTCCAGGGCGACAAGTACTACAAAGAGGACGACGACCTAATACTGGAGATACAGACCAGCCTGTTTGATCCAGACTCGGATCCTTTCGATATTCAAATGAGCATTCTTCAGGCTGGCTTTGATAGGGATATTAAGCCCAACACACAAAAAGACCTTCTTGCTATGCTAAGAAGTGGCAAGCTGTCCGATGTTAGAAACAACCCGAACTACAAGTTTGCTGTTGAGTCAATCAAGCGAGACATGCAAACAACCGGCATTATGGCGCAGTTTTCGGATCCGGCAAACAAGAACATCACGCTGGCGCTACGGGCGCTATGGGAGGGTGTGGTGGATGGCCAAGATCCTATGGAGTTATATCCGATCCTTGTGAATAAATATAAGGCAAGCGAGTCATCCCAATCATCCATGAATGTGTGGAATCCTGTTTGGATTGGTACTGAGAAAAACCCAGACAAAAATAAGACCATAGCCAAGATCGGTGAGATGGCTGAGAATGGCACTATATCGGACTCCGAAGCAGAGCAGATGTTAAGCGACTTTGACACCTGGATTAGTGGCTGGGAACTAAGGCAAGATAGAAACTGATGATTGAAATAGGTATTGAAAAAAGCAAAGAAGAGTTAGCGGGTGAGCCTCGTCTAGAGCCTTTGGTTTTTCAAGACGGACAGTTGGGCGGTGATCGTGATTTAAGCGATGACTTTGTATCCTCTTACGCTGCTAAATTAAATCAGCAGTACGAGCCTACGTCTCTTGCCACAGCTAAAAAGATGTACAGGGACTCTATCCAACCTGAACAGGCCGATGAGCCGGTTGAGTTAGATCCTTGGTCGATTCAGGCCTCACCAAAGCATGACGAGTTTGGTATTCCGCTTGACGATTGGGGAACAACAACAACGGAAGAGCCTTTGGGTTATTTGGATACGCCAGGAGACTCTGTTGTTGCTAACGCTTGGAACTCATTACCGGATGAGGCACAGCAAGTTGTTTTCCCGTTTTTAGCGCCGTTTTTAAAGGGTTCTAGGGAAGAAAACCCGATAGCCAAGGGTGTGGTGCTTGGAACACAAAACGCAACCCAGGGCATCTTAGATTTAGGAAGGGATGTAACCAACGCTTTGGGTGGTGAATTCAACGAAGAGGATTGGTTAAAGATTCCACAAATTCTCGATTCTAACCCCGATTCTGGTACAGAGGCTGTTGTCGCTGGCTTGAGTCAATTTATGTCCGTGTTCGGCGCTCTAGGAGGCATGAGTAAAGGTGCTGGTCTGTTTAAGCAGATGTGGACCGGTGGTTTTGCTGATTCCTTGTTTGATCCTGAAGAGGGCAACATTGGCACACTGTTAAGGGAGTTGGATATTGACAATGCTTTAACCCAATTCCTAGACTCCAAGGTTGGCGAGGACGCAAGCGCAGAGGAGAGGTTGTTAGCCAGGGCAACCAACGTATTAGAGGGCGCTGGTATTGGTTTTGCTGCTCACTATTTAGTCCAGGGTTTTAAAAAGATCAAGCAGTCTATGCACGACACCGATCCGGATCTGGTGCCAAGGGTTTTAGAAAAGTTTGGTGTTCAGTCGCAGATGGCAAGCAATATTGTGCCAAATGTAAAAGGCGCTCAAAAGGTAACACTTAGTTCAAAAGACTTTAAGCGCAACAAGGATGGTACATACGTTGGCTTTTCTAAAACAATCAACACACCACAAAAGCTAAACAAACTAATTGCAAAACTCAACAACCTTGCGAATGAAGGAACGGACGCTAGAATGTGGTACGAGAACTCATCAAAGGCCATCATGGACTTGGTGGGTGGTGACGTTAAAGAGGCAGAAAAGTTGGCCCAGATCATCGCTATTACAAGCCAAAGCACGAACGTTAAAACCAACACCGGTTTTGCCTTTAAGGCATACGCTCAACACAAGGCAGGTTTGCCTATAGAGTCTGGCAGGTTCCCTGCTAGTCAGTCTAAAAGGATCGAGGGTGTGTTAAACGGCATACCGTGGGAGGGTAGAAAAACAAACTCTTTTTATCGCAACCTGATGGTTGAGATCGACCCTGATATGGTTTCCGAATTGAAAACCACGCAGGACATGTGGATGGCAAGGGCGTTTGGCTTAGACAGTGATGCGCCAGGCCCCGCCCAGTATGAAAACATGGAGAAGATCACCACAAGCATCGCAGAGAAAATGGGCTGGTCTCCACACCAGGCACAGGCGGCAATCTGGGTGGCGGTCAAGGGCAGGTTTGATCCAGTTAAGGCCACAATCAAGAAGCACGCAAAAGCAAAAGGCTGGACCAACGCCAAGGGTGATATCCTGCCACAACATCAAAAGAAGTACGACAAATACTATCAAGAGATGGTTTACGACAGGGAGTTTGATTTGGATGAATTCCTGAAGGCCTCTTATGATTACTCTGATGGTATTCAGGATAACTTAGGCAATATAGCGCTTGAGGCCGTCCCTGGAAGATCCACGAACGTTCTTCCGGGTATTCATAACGCCAAGCCAGAAGAGGTGGCCGAGTTTACCCAAAGCATGTATAGCGTGTTCTTGGATGAGAACGGTGCTGATGCTTTAGCTAAAGACATTGGAATTTTAGCGCCTGACAACTTCTTAGGTTTTGGTGGTTGGGCTGGCGATGTTAACCCTAGCGTCCAAGTTAGGGCTGTAGTAAGTGGCACACAGGATGATGGTATTAATGCCGCTGATGAAGAGTTGTTGGATCTTTACGCCCGTGTTGTTGGAACCGTGTTTAAACAAGAAGGTGTTGCCTATCGAAGAGCGTTTAAACCAAAGAATTGGGAAGAAAGCAACGGTGTTCATGTTCAGGTTGATGAGGGCAGAACACTAACAAGAGATGAAACAGCAAAACTATATAAAGCACTAGAGGTTGAGTTTGGCGATCAGTGGACATCACCGATCCCATCACATGACGGAGTTGAGTTAATAAACTTCGGCGATCTAGACAACAAGGTGTTCTATCAAAAGGTTAAAAATGCTATAATAGAGGCTGATCTACCAAATGTAAGTGTTGGTAGATTTAGGTCCGAAGGAAAATTAATTGAGAACAATTGGGAGTTAAGCACAAATGGGCAAGATTACGGAGAGGGACTTACCGGACGATCATCCGATCTTTACCGGAAACTGGTCGATAAGTACGGTCAACAAGCAGAAGAAGTCAGACAAACCTTCGCAGAAAAATACAACTGGGACAAGGGACCAGAAGAAGTAAAAACAACCGCGGCAGTACCAATTGCTACAGTCGGTACAGCAGGGGCAACAGAAGCCAACGAGACCGACTCATTTATAAAATCCTTCGAGGATTATAAGGCCACAGGCTATCACGCCTCAACATCCGAGAAAAACCAAGGCATTGTCACCGTTGGTTATGGCTCAACACGCCGTGTTAAGAATGGCGAAAAGGTCACTAAAGAACAAGCAGAGCAATTTTTCCAAGAGGATCTGGCGGTAGCTGAGAAGGCTGTAGATCGTCTCGTAAAGGTTGATCTTACACCTAATCAAAGAAGTGCGGTTGTCTCCCTGGTGTTTAACGTGGGTGAGGGCAACTTCAAAAAATCCAAAGCATTAAAGGCACTAAATAGTGGGGACTTTGACACCTTTA